GCAATGGCGGACTCGATTTGCGTGTTGGCGATTTGGGTGCTCACGCCACCGCTGATTTGCATCATCAGGTTGGCCTTGGGTGCCATGACGCCCTCAAGGGTGAGTACGGCCACACCGCCGGGGCGGATGTCATACGTCTGCTGGTCGTTGGCAAGCGGGCGGCCCAGGCGGGCCTCGATGGCGGCAATGTCGATCTTGTCGCCCTTGAGGTGGGTGGCGTAGATGCTTTGGATCTCGCGCAGCTGGTCTGGCAGGACAGCCCAGGGGGAGGTGATGACATCAAGAAGTTTCATGGTGGGGTGACTTTCGCAAAATAGGCGCGTTTCAAATAGGGCAAAGTGAAATCTGGTTTTTCACGCGTCAAACAGGTTTGCGGGTCGGTGGCATGACGTCATCGTCATCGTCCGGCACGTCGAGCGACACGATGGGGCTGCCAGCCGGGGGGACATAGATGCCGTCGCGTTTTTCGGCGTTGATTTCTTTCACGCGCTGCTCGTGTTTTTGCTCCCAGTCCACACCGTCGTGCAAGATGCTTTCGGCCTGCTTGGTGCTGATGCCCAACTCCACGCGCATCTTGGCGGCGGTGACTTCTTTGCTGGGGTCGATGGAGCCGGGGCCGTCGCCAGTCCAGATGGCGGCGCACCAGGCGGCGCGCACCACGGGGTCGGCAAAGAAGCCGGGGCAGCTGATGCGCCCCTCGGCCACTTCGTCGGCCAGCCAAAGCTCTAGCACGGGCTGGCACAGGCTTTTAGCCAACAGGTCGCGCTTGCTGCGAAATGATTTCCAAGCCATCAGCAGCGCAGCGCGGGCGGCACTGTAGCTGCTTTGGAAGTGCATCACCAACACTTCAAAGGGCATCTCCAACGCCATGCCGATCTGGCGCACCATAGCCACCCAGAACGGGTCAAACGCAGGGTTTGGCCTACCGGGGGTGGGGGATTCGATGCTTTCGCCGGGCAGGAGGTTGATGGCTTTACCCGACTCCATTTCGCCTGACCATTTGCTGGCTGATTCGATGATGGCGCCTTGGGCGTCATCGTCGTACAAGCCCTGGAAGGCATCGGCGTCCATTTTGACAAACGTGGCCATCACGCCAGAGACCACGGCGGCGTTCAGTTCGGCGTCAGACCAGCGTCCGATTTGCTTGAGGGGCTCCAGGATGGGGCTGATCCACGGCACGCCGCGCACCTGGCCGGGGCGCAGGGGTTTGAACAAGGCCAGCACATTGCGACGCCCGGTGTTGGCGCCACGGGCGTTGACGCGCTCCCAGGTGTTGTTGGTGGTAGCAAAAGCGCCGGGGTGTTTGCGCGCCACATGGTAGGCCAGCACTTCGCCCGTGGTGGGGCTGATTTCTACGCCGTCAATCAAATTGTCGGTGTCGGGCTTGCGGTCGGGGTTGCACACGCGGTCGGCTTCGATGAGCTGCAGCGCAAGTTTTGCCGGCTGGCCTGGGCGGGCCATGCGGGGCGTGAGCACAAAAGCGTCGCCGCTTTCCAGGTGGCTGCGAAACGCCAGCTCTTGCATGGCGTAAAAGTCGAGCTGGCGGGCAGCGTCGCAGTCGGTGGACTCGGCCCATTGCTTAAAGCGGCGTTTGGTGTCGTCTTGCCAGGCCTCAGCGGCTTCGTCGCTCAAACCTAAAAATTTAGCGTCGATGGCCGGGGTGTAGGTAAGGCCGGTGCCCACCACATGGCCCACGGTGGTATTGAGCGCGCCCAGGGCGATGGGCGCGTTGCGCATTTGGTCCCGGCTGCGGGCGCGCAGCATGGGCAGGTCGCGGATGGTGTCGGTGTTGGCGCTGCCTGCGGTGGGTAGCCAGCGGCTGAGTTGGGCGCGGTCTACGCGGGCGCCGGTGTAGCCGCCTGACATGGCAAGTTGGGTGCGCTGGGCCATGCGACGCACCGCAAGGCCAGGCATGACGTAAGCAATGGCTTCATCCAGCAGGTTTTGCGGCAGTGCGGGGGGTGTGGTGTCGCTCATGGCTTAGCCCACCACCACAGTGCGCGAGCGGCTGCGCCCGGAGGCTGTCACGCTGAGAGTTTTGACGCGGGCGTCCCAGGTGGCAATGCCTTCGCGGATCTGTCCTAGGTCAGCGCGCTGCAGGCTGCGCCCGGCGATCTCGTATTTTTGCCCGCTTAGAACAGCGGTTTCAGCGGCCAGATAGGCGGCGAGTTGGGTTTGGGCTTGTAAAAGTGTGATTCCGGCCATGGGTCAGCTCCAATGTTGGGGCTGACTTTCGCAAAATAGGCGCGTTTCAAATAGGGCAAAGTGAACTTTGCTCAGGCCGAGAAGCGTCCGCCGCCGCTTTTCATGATGCGCCAAAGCGTGGTTTTGCTGATTTGGTGCTTTTGGATGATGGCTTCGTCACTGATGTTGGTGATGCCGTCTTTGAAGATTTCTTGCCGCTGTTCGGGCGTCAGGCGCTTGGCGCCCTTGGGCAAAAACAGGCGTCGCCCGCCGTATTCAGCTTTAACCCGCTCCTCGATCTGCTTGGCCAGCGCGGCGCTGAAGTTGGGCGCCATGGCAATGACGCATTGAAGGGTGTAAGCCACCACATCGGGGTCTTGGTCTGGGTTTGGGTGCATGTAGGCGACGTTGGACATAGGTTGATGTGAGGGTTAGCGGCGCAGGCCCGCGAGAGAGATTCGACCGTGTGACATTCTTTTTGGCGGGGGCATCATGGCGTCTGGGTAAGCGGTGGTGCCGGCGCTTGGGTTGTCGCTTGTTTTGATACTGAACATGTCGTCAACATTGGGTTGAATGGCAGCTTCCAGTGCAGCCCAGCGTTTGTCACTGTAGTTGTGCAGCCCTAGGCTAAAGGCGCCGTGCAGGGCGTAGTTACGACAGTCCAACACTTCATTTCGCTGGCGGCGCTTGACCCACTTGTAGGCGTCTCGGCCATTGATCTTGGCCAGAACACGCTGCTCTGCGGTGAGCTGTTCATACCATTCGCGCTGCAGCTGGTGGCTAAAGTGCACAAAGCCGGGTCCGGGTTTGATGATGCTGAGCTGGCCGAGTAATAAATCTTTGGCGGTATCGACGCCGATGCTCCACAGCTTGATGCCGTTGGGCCATTTTTGGCCGCGCCAGTTCACTTCCTGGCTGCTGCTGGGGCCGAGGATGGGTTTGTGTTCTTCGCTGCTGCCCTTGATGGCGCGCAGGCATGGCAGGGTGTGGGTGTGGCGGCGCACCCAGTTGTACACGGCGTGGGTCTGGTCGCTGGAGTCAATGGTTATGGCACTGATGCCCATGCTGCCACCGGCCCAGGCCTGCGGGTAGCGGCGCTGCAGGTAGGTGGTGACGTTTTCCCAGTCTTCGTCGCTGCTGGGGTTGCCGTCGATGATGTGGTGGTCCACCACCCACGACTCAAGGCCCCTGCCCCACGCCCACACCGCCAGCTCCCAGCGGTTGCGCTGGATGTCGATGCCGCAGGTCAGCACCAGGCCGCCCACCGGCACGGTGCACAGGTCGTAAGGTTCGGCGCGGGCTTGCAGGGCATGTTCGTCGCTGCGCTCGCCTTGCAGCTCCCAGGTTTCGCCCAGGGTTTCGTTCACGAACAGTTGCATGGGGCCGACATCGCCCTTGGCTAGGGCGGCCACAGCCTCAATAAACTCCTTGACGATGCTGGCCCAGCTGCGCTGCGGACTGTAAGCAGCCCACACATGGGTGCCCAGAGTGGCGGGCGGGTTGGCAGGCATGCCTTCGGGGGTGCGCCAGACGCGGTCGGGGCCGTAGCGCAGGCCTGTTTTTTGGCACACCCAGGCGCCGCTCAGGGGTTGGCCGCCTTTGAGGTAGTCGGCCTGGGTGATGCTGGCATGGCAGTGCGGGCACACATGGCGCACAGTGTCAGGGTTAGCGTCGTCCCACTTAAAGCCGTGCGCCTTGTCTTTGCCGCCCCACATCAGGGGGTGGTCGGCGCCGCAGTGTGGGCAGTCGATGTGAAAGCGCACAAACCCGGCGGCGTTGTCGATGGCGCGCTCAACGTGGTCTAGGCCCTTGATGCGCGGGGTGGATCCGCCGATGAATTTTGGGTAAGGTGCGCCCTCCAGCCGGCCCTTGGCCAGGCCGCCGGGGTCGCCAGACTTTTCGACCTGCTGGTCAAACGCGCTCCATTCGTCCAGGATGGCCACAGCCACGGTGATGCGGCGGTAGGCGCGCGCCGCTTTGCCTCCCAGCAGGTGCAGGGCGCAGTCGCGGAACTGCTTGTATTTGATGGTGTCTTCGTGGCCGCTGCCCTTTTTGCGGGCGGCCTTGATGGCGTCCACCGCGTCAAACACCGGGTCGATCTCGCTTTTGACGTAACTGTCGCGGTCGTCGTCGGTTGGCTGCCAGATGGCCAGCTTGCGGCGGCGGTGCGCGATGTTGTAGCACACCAGCGCGGTGACCATCTTGGTGTAGCCGACGCGCTTGGACTTCATCACGGCCAGCTCTTCAATGCGGTCATCGCTCATGAAGTCAAGCAGGCCGAGCTGAAACGACCACGCCTCCCAGGCGCCCTTTTGGTGGCTGGACTCGCCGGCCAGTTTGAAGTTGGCAGCAGCCCAGTCGCTCAGGCGCTGGGGCACCTCGGCGCGCAGGCTCTCCAGCCCGGTGCGTG